CCTTACCCGGCTGCGTTTGCTTACGAGTTCACGGCGGGTTGCTTGCACGACATAAGCGCAAGCAGAACGTACCCTATTTTCGGTCACGTCTTTGCGGGGCAGTCTCAGTTGCGTTTGGAGTCTATGGATAATCAGGGCAGCCGCACTTTCAATATTCCCTTTGAGCAGGGGGATCCGATTAATTTGACCGTTGCTGACAATTTTCACGTTTCCGGCGTTTACATTACGAGCGCATAATGCCCTATTTCATTACGCAAGAGAACGCTGACTGTTCGGGTTGGGCTGTCATGGCTGTTGACTCCGATGAGGTGTTTGGTTGCCACACCACGAAGCAGTCTGCGATTGACCAGGCGGTTGCGATTTCGTTGGCTGAGGAGGTTGAGTTTTTGGGTGAGCGTAATGAGTCGGGGCCACAGGTGGTGGTGAGTGATATTGACGGCACGATTTTCATTGACGGTAATAAGACGAACGAGAACCTGTTGGCGTACCTTGATTCGTTCCCGGACACGTCCATCTTCGTGGTGACGGGGCGGCTCGAGGAGGATCGTGAGCGCACGAGCAACGAGCTGACCGATGCGGGTGTGCGGTTTGATGATTTGATTATGCGTCCGGATGAGTCGTTGACGAGCAACGAGTTCAAGGCTGAAACCGCTTTGCGCTTGATGCAGGAGTTCAACGTTATGATCGCCGTCGATAACGATGAGGGCGCACGTGCGGCCTATCGTGCTGCGGGGATTACGGCGTTACACCCGAATGAAGTTCCGGCTTCTCGTGCGGAGGCTAGGGCGGTTGATTTGACCCCACCGGCTTACATGGTGGACGCGGCACGAAAAGGGCTTGAGTGGTTCGCTGAGGGCCTTGCTGGGGATGGTTTGCAGGATTCGACGGTGCGCGCGGCCCGTGAAATGGCTGATGGTCGTGTGAGTGAGGATAAGTGGCGGAAGATTGCCGCGTGGATCCCGCGCCATTTGGTTGACCTTGATGCGCCGGCGGCTGACCCAGATAACGAGGATTATCCTTCGCCTGGTGTCGTGGCACATGCTCTTTGGGGTTCGGATGGTGGTAAGGCTGGCGCGCGCCGGGTGCTTTCTTATGCTGAGGATATAATTGGTAGAATTGAGGCGGAGAACGATAACCGATCTAAGGGACGTACCGTGTCAAAAATTGAAACCCGAGTATTCACAAACGACTTTGAGATTCGTGAGACTGGCGATTCAATGACCCTGACGGGTTACGCTGCCCGATTCAATGAACCGTCCGAACCCTTACCGTTTATCGAGCGCATTGCGCCTGGTGCGTTCAAGCGTTCACTGCGCGCTAAGAACGACATCAAACTTTTGTGGAATCACGATTCGTCGATGGTGCTTGGATCTACTCGTGCCGGGACGCTTCGACTGTCAGAAGATGAGTTGGGTTTGCGTGTCGAGGCTGACCTACCTTCGACCAGTTTTGGACTTGATGCGAAGATTAGTATTCAGCGCGGGGATGTCACAGGATTTTCTTTTGGGTTCACTGTCCCGCCGAACGGCGACACTTGGAACGCTGACGGCACTGAACGCACGCTAAAGAGTGTGCGCCTTTTGGAAGTATCAACCGGGGTTGCCTTTCCGGCTTACCCCTCAACGAACGGAACGGCACAAGTGCGCTCACTGGAAGATGTGGTTATGGCTGTCGGCGTGGATTATGACGCGCTCAGCATGGTGCTCGGCAAGGTTGCCGCGGGTGAACCGATCACTTACGCCGAGAAGGAAGTTATGGAGTTGGTTTTGGACGCTTTAGTTCCTGAAGAAGAAGCACCGGTTGAGGATGCGCCTATGGATGCGGCGATGACTGAGCAGAACGGCCTTGATCAGTTGGCGTTGCACCGTAAGAAGCTCGCGCTGATGGAGTTGCTGGAAACCCTGTAATCCTTCCTCTACTCAGTAGGGTGTTCGGGTATTCTTAAGTTATGCGTTTGACCGTTAGCGGCGATGCTAGGTTTTCCGTCAGCGGTTACCGTTCATAATCCTTTCTACCTTTTGGAGTTTCACATGAGTGACTACATCAAGGGCCAGACCGAAGTTAAAGCGAATCTCATCTACCAGGTGCGCGAAATCCTCGATCGGGCTGAATCTGAGGCCCGTGGCCTCACCGTTGACGACCTCGGCCACGTCGAGCGACTCGAAGAAAAAATTGCCGACATTGATGCAGGTATTGCTGTAGCCCGTCGTTCCGAGGAGCGTCAGGCTGAGGTTGCTGAGGCCGCACGCGGTTTCGTTCCTGCTGTTGAGTCTCGTGACGATTCTGCGATTCTTCGTAGCATTGCTATGGGCGAAATGCGTGGTCACGAGTTCCGCGCCGCACTGACTCCCACCTCGGGTTCTGGCGTTGTTCCTTACTCGTTCTACGACCAGGTGTTCGAGTTCCTTCAGAACAGCAACCCGCTGTTCAGCACGTCCACCATTATCAACACCACTGGTGGCAATACGCTTCAGATCCCGAAGGTTACGGCTGCGGGAACTTACGCGCTGACCGCTGCTGGTTCTGCTATTGCTGAGTCGAACCCGACTCTCAGCCAGCTGAACCTTGGTGCTTACAAGTACGGTGCGCTCGTTTCGCTCAGTAACGAAATCATCGCTGACAGTGGCGTAAACCTTCTCGACCTCGTTGCTCGTATTTCTTCGCGTGAAATTGCGTTCGATGCTGGTGCTGCACTTACCACGGGTACGGGAACTGTTGAGCCTACGGGTATCGTCACGGCGAGTTCGCTTGCTGTTACGGGAACCGCTGCCGGTGGTGTGCCCACCTACGAGAACCTCGTTGACCTGACCTACTCGGTAGCCGGTGACAACCGCGCATCGTACGGGTTCATGACCTCGACCTCGGGTCTGGCCGCGATTCGCAAGATCAAGGACTCGGCTGGCAACTTTATTTTCGCACCGTCAATTTCGGTTGATGGACGCGATTACCTGATGGGCAACGTGATCCACGAGAACGCTTCGATGGCTGCTGTTGCTGCAACTGCCGCGTCGAAGTCAATCGTGTACGGCAAGCTTGACGACTTCATTGTTCGTCAGGCTGGCGGTATTCAGGTTGCAACTTCGACTGACTACGCCTTCAACCAGGACGTTACGACGTTCCGTGTGACGTGGCGCGGGGACTCTGGTCTTGGTGCTGCCAGCGTTGTTCACTTCCGCGGAGGCACTGCCTAAGCGGTTGTAAAAACTGAAATCCCCCGGCGTTGTAGGTTCGCCGGGGGATTTCTTTGTGTGCGCGTTATGCGTAAACCGAGTCAATCAGCTTGATGAACTGTCCGTGTGTGAGGAACTTGAAAAGGTAAAGTTCGCGGAGGAGGTTGCCGTTGTTGTTCATGTTGCGGAAGCAAATTTCTTCGTACTCGTTCATTGCGTTCTGGAGGCCTGCGCCCTTGTTGGCGCGGCGGGTGATCATCTTCTGAATTTCGGTGCTTGTGAACATTTTGGTTTCCTTTTCTTTGGCGGGCTGCCTGCCCTATATATATAAGTTTACTGTTTTAGTGGCGTGTGTCAACTTATTTTCCAAACTTTTTTAGACATTTTTCGGGCTAAACTTTTGGCATGACCTACGAACAAATAGACGGCCTCATTTCATTTGTGTCTAATTCGCCTGGGCAACCGACAGGTTATGGGCAACAGGGTGCAATGTTGGTGGAGAAGATGGTGCGCCACGGGATTAAGGTGGCGGCACTCAGTAATTACGGGCTTGAGGGTTCGCCTGGTGAGCTTGAGTTTGCTGGTAAGAAGATTCCTCATTACCCTCGAGGGTTCAAGCAGTACAGCGATGATGTGATTCAGCCGTGGCATGAGGATTGGGTTGGGCAGAATCCGGGTGTGCCTGATGCGGTTTTGAGTTTGTATGACGTTTGGGTTTATAACGATGTTCCGGCGCGTAATGATTTCCCGGCGAAGTTCATTAGTTGGGTTCCGCTTGATCATTGCAGTTTGCCCCCGGCGGTTGCGAAATGGTTGTTGAGGCCGAACGTGACACCGGTGACGATGTCTCCGCATGGGCAACGCCAACTTGAGGCGGCAGGAATTGCAAGCACTTACATCCCGCACGCCATTGACACTAAGGTGTTCAAGCCTCGGGACACGATGAGCGACGGGGTGAAGGCGCGCGACTATTTGGGTGTGAAGGCTGACGAGTTTCTGGTGGGCGTGGTGAGCGCGAATAAGGCGAACCAGATCGTGCATCGCAAGG